TATATATATTCGGATCAATATCCTTAATAAACTTTTTAAGAACAGGTGAATATTGTTTTACAAAGTTGTGTTTTTGCAACTGTATGAAATCTTTATCACCAGATAATATTAAGATGTGTTCGAATTCATTCGGTGTCTTAGATATATGTTGACATATAACTGCAATACAATCATCTGCCTCAGCACCTTCCACTTCAATAACTTTGTAGGGGAAAGTCTCACGAATTTCATCACGAATAGCATTAAGTGTCTCAAAGATTGTATTCCAATCTAAGTCTGACTTAGCCCTATCCTTCTTACGGTTTGATTTGTAGTTGGGGAAGTATTCTCTTCTCCAATACTTTTTGCTATCATAACAAAGTACAAGTTCACCAAACGCCTCTGAAAACTTTGAACGGTACATCCGTAAAGAATTCAAAACCATATGACGAACTAAGTCCTCATCGACTTGTTTGTTCTTTGACTGATTTATTTGTACCATCAGATTACTGATAGTAACTTGGTTCATATCCACTAGAATCATAATTTTCTCACTTTATTTATATACAATGATACCACTTATCGACTCATATGTCAATAGATTTTTGGTCGGAGTATAAGGATTCGAACCTTAGACCTCTACGTCCCAAACGTAGCGCACTACCAGACTGTGCTATACTCCGACAATAATGGCTGGAACGATAGGATTCGAACCTATAATCTGCACTACCAAAAAGTGATGCATTACCGTTATGCTACGTTCCAAAACTGGAGCTCCCCGCCCGATTCGAACGGGCCACCTGCTGATTACAAATCAGCTGCTCTACCAAATGAGCTAGGGGAGCAATAACTTATATATCATTGTCTGGATTCTCATCTCCAAACAACTCATCAGACACGCCCTGTATCATATCAAGGTCAATGTCCATAGTAGGTATACCATCCTCTTCTGTATAATCAATAAAGAGTTTAGTAAAATCCTGTAGAGGATGGTCTAAACCACCTTCTCTGAATATCATACTTTTAATCAACTCAACCAAAAAGGCAGTGTCTCTAAGGAAGTCGGGATGATCTACGTCAATGCCATTCTCTGACATATTATGTATCATATTTACCACAAGTCCCTGAGTCAAATCTTCAGTAAACAAAATATGTTCACGAGCAATACCAGCGGTGTTGTCAACTTTGATTATCTTTCCTTTTGGGAAATTGATGATATTATCTTTCTTCTTCGACATGATGAGCTCCCATCCATGTATAACCAAGGTCTGGATAGAATACACCCTCTGTTCTTTTGGGTGTACCATCAGCATAATATGCCATTGCAACACAACGATACTTTATGGCACTTTGTTGATGTTCACCATAACGTGTATCAACATAATCACCATCACGCAAATAACGATGTAGATTTCTAATGTAACCTTCGTGTTGAGATACTTGCGCCTCTGCACCCTTTACCTTATCACGAACACCACGTTTAGCAGCAGACAACAAATCCTTTTGTGTCTTAATCCACATCTGCACCTTCTTCATACTAAGAGGGTCATCATCACCACGTTCAACCACACTAGGATGAATACTTTTATATTGTGGTGGGTTCTCAGCGAGACGTTTCTCTCTAGCAAGAGCAAGACGTTCACCAGCAGCCTTCTTTTGTTCAGGCGTCATTGGTTTACGTTTCTTACGAGGTTTCTTTATAGTCTCATCCGTATTTATTGTTGGGCGCCGTGCCATATCACTACCTTATTAATAACCAAGTTCTTCTTTACGTTTTTCCATATTTCTTTTGAAACGTCTCGTAGCAGCTTTCTTATCTTTCCTACGTTTAGTTCCTCTAGATTCATAGAAGGTTCTATCTCTGAGTTCTTGAAAGAACCCATCGTTTAGTAATTTTTTCTTTAAGATACGCATTGCTTTATTGACATCATTGTCACGCACCTCAACAGTCAAACCACCTTGTGGCTTGTTTTCTTTTCTTTTATTCTGGTTGTACTTATTATACCTCATTTGTTCCTCAAAAATAATTGGCCTGCCCGATAGGACTTGAACCTATAACCTACAGCTTAGAAGGCTGTTGCTCTATCCAGTTGAGCTACGGGCAGAAAATTAACCATTAGTATCGGTTAAATTTTACCCTGTGCTGTTTCCCCTCATGGGAAAAAGTCACTATACTGTGAGAGTAAACTGTATTTCTCTCTATAGTATATGTGGTGTTCTGATAACATTGTTGTTGCTGACGATAACCCACAATTTGATTTTGTTTGTTTTGTTTCTTGTCTGCTTGAAATATGCCACCTAGCACTGCACCAGCTGCTGCACCGTTATCTTTTCCAGTGATACCCTTACCAAGTAATCCACCGATAATCATTCCACCTAATACGTCCGTACCAGATGCACCACCACCACCAACATTTCCATAGATAGGAATATCGACAGTATTACAGATGTTCTCTGTATGTGGGACTTTCTTTTCAATAGTCTTATACTTATCTTCTACAGTTGCGTCACCAGCAAATGCTGTTGTTGCAAGTAGAGTTGTCGCTAAGACAGTTCCAATAATTGTAATTTTCATAATCACTCCTTCACTGTTTGTACGCATGAACCAGTTCCAAACAATTCGTAACCATTTCCCTCTGGGGCAATTGTAACACGAACATAAGTTTCTAGCGTCTCGCACATTATTTTGGCAGCAACTACTGCCTCTTCTAAAGTTTTATATACCATTTTTTTATTTACTTACCATTTACTTATACATCTTATCAGACTTAACTTGTCTTGTCAAGAGGTATTAGTTCCTTTTCCTTAGTTTTTTCATTATATAACACTTTGACGTAGTTTCCTTTTTCAAGTGTATCAAGTGTAAACTCAACTGCTTCTTCAACAGCGTCCTTCTTACCGAAGTGGACGCCGAGATAATAAAATGCGGCAAGCAACCCTGTCGCTAATAATGAATGTTCTAATCCTGTCATTGGTTCTACCTCTCTAAGATAACGTAATCGCCAAAGTATTTATCAAACACAGAAATAAGGTTTTCGTAATCACCAGACTTCATCTCTTTGAGGATTTCAGATTTATCGAACCCCAACTGTTTAGCAAGATTTGATGCTTGTCCCATTAGAGAAAAAGCATTTCCTGCTGGGCCTGTCAAGTCAATGACAAGTTCACTAGGTTGTTTATTGCGAATCATTTGCAAACTCCTTTTCAAACGCAGAGATAATTTCTTTCTTCTCTGCAATCAAATTTTCGACTGACTGAAGCGCCATTCGCTTCTCATCAGACGCACCCTCATCCATAGCAATCAATAAAGACTCTAGGATATTGATATCACGAATCACATCTACCATTATACAAACTCCTTGTATGTTACAATATTCATTATTTTTTTCACAAGTTCTTTACCATAGTCTGTGAACAGGATACCATATCCATAAACAAAAGACTCAACATCTTGACTGTGGTAAAAGTCTTCACCCTCAACTAACCAACGTAGAGCAGTCTCTTCATTACGAGCCCCACAGTTGATAGTGTTGGTAAGGATAGACTGAAATGTATCAACACATTGTTGCGCCCACTCAGACTCTTCCTTTATATTCGCCTCAATGGTATCACCATATTGGTCACACAAGTCTTCCAACTCTGCATTGGTTTTGAATTTGAAGTTCATCATACGAGCATAACTCTTAGAGTATGCTTCAGCACACATGTAATATGCATCTTCTTCCAACATAGCACGCTTGTATTTCACGAGGGTAGTCCAACCATTCTCTTCAAAGAAAGCAGGGTCGGTAGGTATCATTCCTGCCATACGTCCCTCAGCAGCGTCAACCCATTCTTGGGTTTCAGCGTTCTTAGCAGTGATATAATCAACTAGTGCTTGTTCCATAATCATTTCCTTTTCTCAATCTTACCTATACAGTATACATGTTATTAAAACAAATGTCAAGTACTTTTTTCAGATATTTGTCTTTTTATTTGTATAATTAAAGTCTGGAGTTCAGACAAGTATTCATTCGCTTCACCCCTGCCGTAGAAGTAGGGCGTACCACTTGTTGAGTGGTTTATAGAGTCGATACCATTGCTGATACCATACTCTAAATCACCCTTATAAGCTTCTAGGAAAGTTAATGTTTCTTCCATTTCTTATCCTTCCACTCTATCATGGACAGCGACAGCGCCGTAGAAATTCACACCAAGCAACCTTTCACAAAGTTCTGAGAACCTTGAGTCAGAAGTTCCAGCGTAGTTACCACCGAACATTGTCCACTTACCTTTCTTGGATTCTGGAATCAATCGTAGTATTCTCTTACCACCGATTGGTTCTGCCATCACAAGTTCAGCAGCAGGGTAATCTTCAGACGGTTCGAAAGGCCCATCAGCATTCACAACAGTGAACCCTTTTGCATAGGATGATTCACCACCCATTGTGCAATCAATTGAACCTAACCAAGAATCTTCTTGTCTTGCTTCTTTATAGATGTTTACATGTAATCCCATTATTTCCACTCCAATTTAAATTTTTCAATCATAATATCACGAACACGTTCTCTGTCGAGACTGTCTCCACCACCCCAAGTCACTTCTTCAGTAAGAGAATTGAAGTACATCTTGACAGACTTCGCAATCATTTCAGTTGTTGCACCAATAGGATACACACCACCTTTACCATAGAAAGATTCTACATAGGTAATGAAGTCAAGCACTTCAGAAACTACCACTTCAACTCTTTCTTTTTCAAACATAATCATATTTTAACTTCCTTTTCTCTATCTTATGTAACCATTATACTTGTTATTAAAACAAATGTCAAGTACTTTTTTCACTTTTTTTCAAAAAAGATTGGTGCGCCTGAAAGGATTCGAACCTTTGACCTTTGGTTTCGTAGACCAATACTCTATCCAGCTGAGCTACAGACGCATTAAATTTAATCATAAGTGATTTGGGCCGCATAATCAATTCGATCAAAGATCGCCTCAAGTTCTGCAATCTTCTCTTTACACTTCATCTTGGCAAATCCGTTGCCAGGCGTTTTCTTTTTAATCTTTTCGATAGTATTCAGCATATCTGAAAAGAATTTGTGTTGTTCTTGCAACTGTGCGATATCCATTATACCCACTCCTCGTTTAGTGCTGCTTCTAATAATAAACGTCCCTTCTCACCAGTTGTAACCAACATACGGCGGCCCAGTTCATTCTTCATTGCATCTTCTGTGTAAACTTTCGTAGCACCATCATTGTACATAACGCTTACTAATGTTACATCATCTGCATCTTCGTGTACAGAAGTTATCTCACCTTCTGCAATATAGTTGTCTTTTCCCAATTGGGGATAAACACGAACAACTTCCATTCCAACTTCAAACATATTATACTAACTCCATTGCATCATTCCAAAGTTTCCACGCATCATCGTGGTTCTCAAACCCCTCTTCATCAGCAAAGTCCATAGAAGAACTGTGACTAGCACCAGAAGAAAGTCCTTTAGTTTTTAGGACATAGGCAATCATCTCGGCAGTGTCACCATAACCAACAACACCCTCACCAGAGAACATTTTAATCCCACCTTTGTAGGCAGAAATGAATTCGATTTCGTTTTGTTTTGACATGTTTAGTTCCTTTTCTCTATCTTACCTATACAGTATACATGTTATTAAAACAAATGTCAAGTCTTTTCTTAAAAAAAGTACAAAAAAAAGTCCTTGCAAAACAAGGACTTAGAAATTATTTTAAAAAAAGTTGAAAAACTTTAGTAGTCCCAACCACCTCTAGGTACAGTTTTACCCATTGCAATGCTCTTGATATCTCCACGACATATACCCATGTCATTAAGTTCTCTGTCAGTCAATGAATGCAGTTCTCTGTATGCTTTCTTGTCCATCTTTGGAGTGATAGCATCTCTAAAGTTTGTATACAAGTCTGCGACTATATCACAGAATGCACAATATGTTGCTGTAATTGTTACCATGTTGATGCTCCCCACATTATAAGTGCAGGCAATACTAGTGGAAATGTTACAAGGAATAACCCCTCAACAATATCACAGAACCTACACACCTTTTCGTTCTCTCTCAGTTTCATTATCATTTCACTCATTTCTTGATCTCCATCATTAATTTTTTCGCTTCTGCATGATATCCCATACGAGATAATTCTGATGCAGCTCTTGCTCGTCCAGCCGACTCTGTTACTGATATGCATAATATCAATAGTCCTGTTAGTGCCTTACTAATCCAATCACAAACCGCACATGTATGTTTGTAACCTTGGTTTATTAATAAACCGACTGACATTTTTAGGTTCTCCTTTTAGTCATTATGTTGTCGTAATAAGCAAGTACATCGTGATCGTGTAAGTGCTTTACTTCGTTTGAATATTCTGTCCGTATGAAACGTACAATATCATTCGTCTTTGGTTTTGATTTGAACAAATCCAGCATCCATTTTGTCATTTTATTTCTTCCTCTTAAAATGATAAAGGGATGCATAGCATCCCCTTGTTAATTATTTTGAGCACTCAGGCTCGCTCTGTCCATTTGATTGGGCATTTTTTGAATCTCCTTGGGGGTGGTTCGCATTTATTTAGGTAAATGATGCTGTCATATGTTACGAAAAGTAATGTTATTTCTGCATACTCGTTATATCAAAAATGCATTTCTTTAGAACTTATTCTTGTACTCTTCTTTAAGTACCTTAGAGCTACCAACTCTAACATTGATGATACCATTATAGTACTCATCACTAAGCAATACTGCTCTGTCGAATTGTTCTTTAGCTTCTAGATAACTGAGCATTCCTCTACTTTGACAGTAGTATAGAATCTCTCTGGTGAACTTGTCTTCACCAAGTCCTTTTACATCAGCATTCAAATGATCTGAAGAACCCCAATAGGTTCTCCAATCACTTTCTTTACTTGAACGCCGTTTGTTCTTTCTTCCTTTTAGTGGGGGTCTTGTAACCTTGAAACGTGCTAGTTTCTTACCAATGTACTTCTGTTCATTAGTAAGATTAGTTATCAGATATACAAAACCCTCACAGTCTTCTGGTAGGTTGTCAACAGGGTCGCCTTTATAAGTCC